GACAAGCAACAGCCACTGGAAATGCTACAGTAAATGTGACTGGAATACGCTTGAATACTACCGCAGGATCTGTTAATATTCAAGCATGGGCAGAGGTACAAACAGGGGCTAATAATATTTGGACTCCGGTTGACTTAGCTGCTTAAATATATTATTTTAATTAAATAGGAGCATAAATGGCATCAAGTTACTCTACAGACCTCAAGATAGAATTAATGGTCACTGGCGAAAATGCTGGTACCTGGGGTGAAAAAACTAATGACAATTTAAACGTAATTCAACAAGCTATTGCTGGATACGGAGAACAAAGTATAGCTGGTGGTGCGCAAACTACAGCTTTAACAATTGCAAATTCACCAACATTATCTGTTGCAAGAAATATAGTAATAAAATTAATAGGAACAATTTCAGGAAATCAAATAGTTACAGTTCCATCAGGAATTGAAAAAACTTGGATTGTATCAAATGGTACAACAGGTGCATTTACAGTAGAATTTAAAACATCAGGAGGAACAGGTACTACTTGGTCTACAACTGATAAAGGAATTAAAATATTATATTCAGACGGAACAAATATTAACGCAGTAGATATCACTACATTATCTGGAACAGTTGCTTCTGCACAAATTGCAAACTTAGCAGTTACATCTGCTAAACTTGCATCATTTGCAGTGACTGAAGCAAGACTTGCATCATTTGCAGTTACAACTTCAAGACTAGCAACCAATGCTGTTACAGCAATTAAAATTACACAATCAACAATTACACAATCAAAACTAGCAGCTAACTCTGTTGGATCAAATCAATTAATCTCAACTGGTGTTACTGCTGCATCTTACACATCTGCTTCAATTACAGTTGATGCTGATGGTAGAATTACTGCTGCATCTTCTGGATCAGCAGGAGCTGGGATGGGGATACCTAAACAATATTCTGTAGGACCTGCATCAGGAACTTACACTGCAAATGCTAATGCAAATAGAATAGGTGCATACATGTATGCCGGCGGCGGAGGTGGCGGTCAAGGATTTAGCACATTTAATTCTGGTGGAACTGGCGGAGCTGGTGGATTTGGATTTTATAATAAACCTATAGCACAACCTTTTTCACAACCATTTGCAGTAGGGGCAGGTGGGAATACTAGTGCAGCTGGTGGAGCGACTTCTATCGCTAACGTAGGAACAGTCAATGGTGGAGCTGCAGGAAATAATGCACCGGGTGGAGGTAATGGTAATACAGGTGCAGTAGGAAATCAACCTGGAGCAGCCCTAACTTATCCAGTAAGATCTTTTGTAGTTGGTGGAGCTTTTGGTAATGGCGGCGGCGGCGGTAATGCAGGAGGTCCTGTTATGGAAGGTCAAAGTCAACCTGCTAATCCTGGTGCTGCTGGAACAGGCGGCGTTTTAGTTATATTTGAAAACACAGGAACATAATATATGAGTTATTTTATTTTTTTAAAAGATTCAGATAATGTTGAAGGAACACTTTATAGAATTGCAGAAAATCAAAGCGATTTAAATAATTTAAATATTTTACAATCTTCTTATAAAATAATTGAAGAGTCTAAATCTAATTTTGATTTAGTAAAATTTGGAAATAAAGTTGTAATTAAATACAATAATAATGCTATTACTTTTATTGACAAATCAAATTCATTCATAAATAAAGAACATTTAAAAAATTACATAGATATTTTAAAAAACCAAATAAAAACATTTACAGATAATAATCCTAATCATCCATTATTCAGTCTTTGGAACAATTACTATACTCAATTAAATAATTTAAATTTAGATAATATTACATATCCATTAAACAAATCATTAGAACAATATTTTAATGATTTAGGACAAACTTCATTAAATCCTTTACAGTTACCGTAAAAATTGCTATTTAATTAGCATGTTTGATAAAGAAATAGAGTTTAGTGCTCATGAAGATTATTTTGCCTTACAAGAAGATTATCCAATACCAGCAAAATTAAACATACCAGAATGGTATAAAAATTTAGAACATACAATTTTAAATAAAACAGTTAAAGGGTGTATGCCGTTTTTAGATTCTTTAACTGCTGGATATCTTTTAAAAATACCACAAGATTTTCATGTAAGACATAATGTAGATAATAAAAATGAAAAAGGAGAAAACTTTAAAGATTCCTTTCAAACATTTGGCTTACATGATATGTCACAATTTCTTAGTGCAAAATACGTTAATTTAAACTCTGGTGTAGATATTCACGATATTAATCAACTTAAAGGTTCTCCTTATGTAGAGAAAAATAAAAATTTACCTTTTTATAAAATATTAAATCCTTGGAAAATTAAAACACCTAAGGGTTGTTCTTGTTTATTTGTACCTCCCTTAAATAATTCTGATGATAGATTCTCAATAATACCTGCAATAGTAGATACAGATACATTTTCAAATGAAATAAATTTTCCTATTATAATAAATGGAGACAAATATCCTGTCTTAGAAACAATAGTTAAAAAAGGAACACCATATGTTCAAATAATACCTTTTAAAAGAGACAATTGGAAAATGATAGTAAAACCAAGGGAGCAAAAAGAAATACAAAACTCTAAGCTTTTTTATGGATTAAAGCTATTAAATATTTATAAAGATAAATATTGGAAAAAAAAATTATGGAAATAAAAAATTTTATTAAAATTTATGACGAGGTATTACCATGGAATGTTTTAACTGGTTTAATTCGTTTTGCTAATGTTTCTAATTTTAACGAAGCTAAAATTGGAGGTGTAGATGAAAATAAAACAGATTTTAATATAAGAAGAACATATACACTACCTCTTTCAAAAATAAGTAATTCATTGTCCAATGTTCATTGGTTTAATTTATTACACAGTTGTTTTGATAAAAATTTAAAACAATATAAATTAGATGCTAATATTTTAGACTATGATTACAGAAAAATTTTTGATATTGAAATATTAAAATATGAAAACACTGGTTTTTATACTTGGCACGTTGATCATTTTGCATCTGTTCCAAGAACAATGAGCTGTATTTTGTTATTGAATAATGATTATGAAGGTGGTAATTTATGTTTTAGAAATCCAGATGGAAGTGGTGAATGGGAAGTAGAGGTTAAACCAAGTAGAATGATTATTTGGCCAAGCAATTTCTTATATCCTCATACAGTCAAACCTGTGACGAAAGGAAAAAGATATTCAGTTGTAGCGTGGGCATTATAAATATGAATTTAAAAATAATAGATAATTTTTATGATGAAAAAGATTTTAATCTTATGATATCATCAACAATGTTAAATACTTATATAGGATGTTGGCAACCTGGTGACAAACATTTTTATAATAGATCTAATGCTTATCCTTGTTACGAGACAAAAAAGTTTGTGGAAACAGATATTCCGTACAAAATATTTTATAAAACATTTGAAGAAAAAACAGGATTCCTTATGGATGAAATAAATACTTGTTTTAGAAAAATCTACTCTAGTGAACTAGAACATGTTTTTAAATATGGCTTAAGACCACACAAGGATTCAATAAGTTGGGACATAGCAGGGGTTATTCATTTTAATGCTTTTAGTTTAGATGATGGAACTGGAATATTTTCAGAGTTTGAAGATAATAACGATCAAATAGAACCAGATATTATAATTGGAGCTAAACCAAATAGATGTGTTTTTTATGGTTCTCAAATACCACATCGTCCATTACAGAATAAATCTACAGAGATGAGAATAGTACAACCTTTTTTTATAAAATTTAAGTAATATGAAAACAATTAAAGATTTTAAATATAAATTAATTAAAAATTTCTTAACTATAGAAGAAATTAAACTATTAACAGATTATTGCAGAATTAAACATAGAATTAATGATTATTCTTTTGATTTTGAGCAAAACGATAATGGAGACACATACTTTTACGGGGACCCTTTAATGGAATCTTTGATGATTAATAAATTAGAATTAATGAAAAAAGAAACAGGTTTAGAATTATTGTGTACATATGCTTTTTGGAGGATGTATACAATTAATGCTGATTTAAAAAAACATAAAGATAGAGAATCCTGTGAAATTAGTGTCAGTGTAATGATTGGTTCAGATGGAACATCCTGGCCGATATACATGGATGGAACTGGAATTTATATGGAACCTGGGGATGCTGTAATATATTTAGGATGCGAAGTTGAGCATTGGAGAGAAGAATCTAAAGGAGATTGGCATGCTCAAGTTTTTTTACATTACGTAGATAAAAATGGACTTAATAAAGAATGGGCACGAGATAAAAGAATATTGTATGGTACAAAAAATTATGGATGAGATTTTAAATAAAAAAATTGAGTTAGATACTTATATTTTAATTAATGAAATTAATGATTTTGAATTAATTGATAAATTAATTTTAGATGTAAAAGAAGGTATTAAAACATCAAAAATAAGTAGACAAACAAATGTAAAAGGAGAACATACAGAATTTAATTATTTAGTAGCAAATGCAAATTTCCATAAATTTTTAAAAATAATTCAACCTTCAATTTATAAAATATATAAAAGAAATTTTATAATAAAAAATGTCTGGGGAAATATATACAAAGAAAATGATTATGCGCAACCTCACATTCATAATGATTCAGCTTTTTGTGGTATTTTATATTGTACTGATGGTCCTGGTCCCGGAACTTATTTTAATCAATATGATTTAAACGTAAATGAAAAAAAAGGAAGATTTGTATTATTTGATCCCAAATTATTTCATGAAGTAAAACCTTATAATTATAAAGAAGAAAGAATAACTATTGCATGGAACTTTAGTGAAATACAGGATTGGGATAACCATCATAACACTTATTTTGTAAAACCCGATAAAGAAATTATTTTATGATACTTTTACTTTTTTCAGGTGGCGTTGAAAGCACTGTATTATTAAAATATTTTTTAAAAAATACTAAAGAATTAATATATGTTTTGTATACAGAACTGGGTTATGATGATGTCTCAAAAAAAAGAACAATTGAACAAACAAAAGCAGCTACTAACGTATTAAATTATTTAAAAAAAAATTACAGAGATTTTAATTACGGTACGATTAAACTAAATTTAAATAATGTAACTAGAAAGCAGCATTTAAAAAATGGTTTTGGATTTGATGAGCAATGGAATATATTTTTTGCAAGTGTATATGCAAAATTAAATGGTATAAATAACATTTGGATAGGTCAATTTTCATATAATGATCATCACAGAATAGAGTTTAATTTAGATCCTTTAAGTTGGTATCATGACGGCACCCTTGAAAAATATGCATTATTAGGATCTGGAATGGACTTTAATTTTTGTAAAGATTTAAAAATAAATTTTCCTTCTAAAAATTTTAAAAAAGAAGGTATTGATTCTTTTAACAATAAGAAAGAGGCATTTAATTATTTAGAACCTGAACTTCAAGCAATGATAAGATCTTGTGAAGGAGAAGAAAAATTTTGCGGTAAATGTTTAAAATGTACTCAATATTTAAAATATGAAATGAAAAATGATTAAAGTTATTGACAATTTTTTAGAAGATGATTTGTCGAAATATTTAGAGCGATATTTTTTAGAAATACCACATAATTTTGGACATTCGTCTTTAGGTTTGGATAAAGGTTCTCCTTTTTATCAAACTAATTTAAATCCTTATGATCCCTTAATTAAGTTTTTATGTTTAAAAGTACAGAAACAAGTAGAGCATAAATTAGGTTTTTTAAGAGTTTATATAAATATTCACTATTCTAATATGCCTGGAGAATTTCATGAAGATGATGGAGATACTACAATACTTTTAATGACATCTAAAACTTTACAGCAAGGTTCAGGTCAATTTCAAATCCAATTAAATAATGATATCAATAATATTAAGTCGATTGATTTTATACAAAATAGATTAGTGATATTTCCTGCACAATGGAAACATAGAGGGTTAGATCCAATTGAACATGGAACTCCTAGAATAACTCTTGCTTTTAAAACGCAGAAAGTTTAATATATTTTATGAAATTTAAACAATACGAAAATGGTTCTTGTGATATAGAATTTTCTTGGAAAGAACGATTAACTCTTTTAAAAAAAGGAAAACTTCATTTATCTGATGAAAATTTAAAACATTTTGGAAATAACCTTGTGAAAATGGTTATGGACTGGCAATTAAAATTTAAAGAGGATGTTGCTAATAAACAAACTTTTGAGGATACTAGAATAATAAGTAAATAAAAATTAATGAAAACATTGGGGGTTAATATTTCTCATGATTTTTCAGCTTGTTTATGGGAAAATGGAAAAATTAAAAATTTTTATTTAGAAGACAGATTACGTTCTAATAAAGGTTGGGACATCGTAGACAATATAGAAAGTAAATTATTAAATTTGTTGTGTTTAGATAAGTTTAAAAATGAAACAATTAAAAATTTAGTAATCGCCGCAGTTCCGAGATATACTTTTGATGATACAAATAAAATAATTAATATAGTAAAAAAACAAATTAATTTTGAAAATTTTTATTTTGATTTTTATGAGCATCATTTATATCATGCATTAAGTGGATATTTTTTTTCTTCTTTTGATGAAGCTAACTGCATTGTAATTGATGGTTGTGGAAGTTTAGATAAAAATGTTTATCCTTTTCAAGAAATAGAGTCAGTTTATTTTACTAATAAAAAAATTATTTTTCCTTTATTTAAAAAATTTTCAAATAGTCAAGATGTATGGACAATAAAAAAATTTTTTAATGATAAAGAACAGTTTTTTAATTTTTTGTCACAAAGAGACAATTTTTTATTTACCGTGAATAATGATTGTGAAAAAGAATATTGTGCTGAAATATCTTTAGGATTTAAATTTAATTTAATGTGTGAAAGAATAAATTTAAAACATAATGAGGCTGGTAAACTTATGGGGCTAGCTGCTTATCATGATAAAAATTATGAAAATATAAATAAGGATTTTTCTAATATTGCCTATAAATTACAAAAAGATTCTTTGGATTACACCATTACATTGATAGAAAAAATAAAAAAAATAAATGATTGTAAAAATTTTGTATTATCCGGAGGTTATTTTTTAAATTGTTCTAATAATTTTAAATTAGTTAAAAAATTTAACGACTTAAATTTTTTCGTAGATCCAATACCTCATGATGGGGGAACAGCAATAGGAGCATGTGTTTATTATGATAAATATAAATAACATTAACGAAGCAGTTCAAATATTACTAGAACAAAAACCTTTAGTTATTTTTCAAAACCATAGCGAATGGGGACCTAGAGCGTTAGGAAATAGATCTATTTTATTTGATCCTAGAAATAAAGACGCAAAAAACATTGTTAATACTTTTAAAAAAAGAGAGTGGTGGAGACCTCTGGCTGGAACAATATTATTAGAACACGTGCATGATTGGTTTGATTTAGCCACTTTAAAAGAATCACCATATATGAGTTTTGCAGTAGATGCTAAACAACAGGCTATTGAAAAAATACCTTCTATTGTTCATGTAGATAATACTTGTAGAATTCAAACTGTTACAAAAGAACAAAATTTAAATTATTATAATCTAATATTTGAGTTTTACAACAAAACAAAAGTTCCAGTGTTATTAAATACTTCTTTTAATTTAGCTGGTTTTCCAATAGTTGAAACATTAGATCAAGCTAAAAATGTTTGTAATGTTTCAGAGTTTAAATATTTATATCTACCTAATGGTTCCTAAAATTGTTCATCAAACAGCTTATTCTAACAAAGAAGAATGGCACCCCATTTGGAAACATTGTCAACAATCTACTTTAAAACACTTTAAAGATTTTGAATATAAATTTTGGGATGATGATAGTTTAGATAATTTTGTTAAAGAAAAATACCCTCAAATTTATGAAGAATATAAAAATTTTCCAGGTCATATATTTCAATTAGATTGTGTAAGATATTTATTATTACATCACTTTGGTGGAATTTATATTGATATGGACGTCTATTGTTATGATAATTTTTATAATGAATTAACAGGAGAAGTTAATTTAGTTGAATCTATTAGTGATGAATTAGTTCAAAATTCCTTAATGGCATCTATTCCCAATCATCCATTTTGGATTGATTGTTATAATTTAACATTACATAGAACAAAAACAATTAAATTAAAACCAAACTTAAATACTTTTTTTAAAAAAGAAGCTGATGAAAATGATAATTTAATAAGACTTATATCCGGTCCATTAATGCTATCTGACTGTGTAAAACAAAATAAACATCCTGTTTATATACTACCTTATAAATATTTTAATCATGAACCTTTATCTTATAAAAAAGAATTCAAAACTAAACACATGCAAAGTGGTATGTGGGGTAAAGAAATTAAAGATAGATTTTATGTTATAAGAAATAATAATGATTCTAGTATTCCAATAGAAGAATATCATAAATACTCATACAAAATGAAAACCTCTATAGACTTAGATAACTTCGATTTTTATAAAGATTATTCAAGTATTTAAACTCATTGATATATAAGGTATAATGATCTATGCCTTTAAAAAAAATACCGGTAGCACCAGGATTTGACAAACAAGATACAGCATCCCAAGCAGAAGGTCGCTGGATAGATGGAGATAATGTACGTTTTCGTTATGGAAGCCCTGAAAAAATAGGGGGTTGGTCAGAGATATTAGCAGACACTCTAGTAGGCGCTGCTAGGAACCAATGGATATGGGCAGATTTAGACGGTAACAGATATGCTGCAATAGGTACTAATAAAGTATTAGCTATTTATTTTGAAGGCGCATTTTACGATATTACACCATTAGATACACCGCTTGCTTCATGTTCATTTAGTACAACTTTAGGATCAACAACTGTTACAGTAAATAAAGCTGGACACGGATTATCTGTGGGTAGAATCGTACGATTTACTTTTGGAACACCTCCAACAGGTTTTTCAGCTGCTAATTTTACAAATGCTTTTGAAGTTAAAACAACACCCACATCAGGAACTTTTACAATTACAATGCCGGTAGTTTCATCTGCAACAGGAACTTCTGGAACTGCAACGTGTAATCCTTATTATGATTTTGGTCCATTCGGTCAAACTTATGGGTTTGGTTTTGGTACATTTAACTGGGGTGGTTTCAGTTCAACAGTTACTCAAAATCAACTAAATGGAGCAATAGATAATTCGGTTACAACTATAGTAGTTGATTCAACCACAGGATTTCCTGCGACAGGAACTATTTTAATTGATGATGAATTAATAACTTATGCTGCAAAAACAGCCACAGATTTTACAGGATGTGTTAGAGGAGCAGAAGGTACAGCCGCAGCAGCTCACGCAGATAATGCAGTTGTATACGATGCAGCAACTTTCGTTGGTTGGGGAGAAGCTTCTCAAGTGCAAACTTCAATTAGATTGGACCCTGCTAACTGGTCATTAGATAACTTTGGTCAAATATTAATAGCAACAATGCACAATGGTCCTACATTTACTTGGGATCCCTCAGCTGCAGATGCATTACAAACTAGGGCAGTTATAAATGCTTCTATGCCTCAAACTTCTGTTATGACTATAGTGTCAGATAGAGATAGACATTTAATACATCTTGGAACTACAGAAACATTACCAGGTGGACCACAAGATAAAATGTTAATTAGATTTTCAGATCAAGAAGACTTTAATGTTTACGCCCCAACATCAACGAATACTGCTGGGACATTTAGATTGGATGCTGGGACTAGGATAGTCGCAGCAGTTAGAGCAAAGGACTATATATTAATACTTACAGATGATGCTGCTTATTCAATGCAATTTGTGGGACCGCCTTTTACATTTAGTATTAGAAAAGTTGGATCTAATTGTGGATGTCTTGGTCAACATGCAGTGGTCTTTGCAGAGGGTATTGTATTCTGGATGGGTGATTCCGGAGGATTCTTTGCATTTGATGGTACGGTTGTATCTGTTCCAAGTTTAGTTGAAGATTTTGTATTTACAACAACAAGCGATAATTTAGGAATTAATTACGATGCAAGTGAAACAGTGTTTGCAGCTCATAATAGTTTATACCAAGAAATCATGTGGTTCTACACTAAAGCTAATTCTTCTGAAATAGATAGAGTAGTAACATATAATTATGGTGAAAAAGTTTGGACAACTGGCACTATGTCTAGTTCAACGATTGGTTCTCAATCAAGAACAACATGGGCAGATGCTTCAGTATATGATCTTCCTCATGCAACTAAGTATATCGCGGCAGCCACGCCAACCTTCCCAATTGTAAATGGTGTATCTCTAGGTGCTTCTGTTTATTATGAACATGAAGTTGGTGTAAATGAAGTAGCAACTACAGGTGTTGAAACGGCAATACCAGCAAACATTAGATCAGGAGATTTTGATTTAGATATAGATGGAGATGGAGAATATTTCTTATCAGTTAAGAGATTCATACCTGATTTCAAAACATTAGATGGTGATTGTAAAGTAACTTTGTTTTTAAGGTCTTACCCAGCAGATACTACAGTTGCACAAGGTGAAACGTTTATAGGTCCTTTTACTGTTAATTCTAGTACAGATAAGATAGATACGCGCGGGCGCGCGAGACTAGCAAGTATTAAGATAGAGAACGATGCTGTAAATACTAATTGGCGATATGGTATTTTTAGAGTAGATATACAACCAGACGGAAGAAGATAATGGCAAAAATAGATTTTTACGTACCAGAACCATCAGAGGTGTATAATAAAGATACACAAAGACAAATTATACAAGCATTAGATACTTTAAAAACGCAATTGAACACAAGTTTTAATGAAGAAGTTACAGAAAATTTGCAAACTTTAAGTTGGTTTTTAATAGGTACAGGAAGAAAAAGTCATGTAGTACCTGTTAATAATTTTACAGCATCAATTACAGGAAGGCAACTTGCAATAACTGTTGCATCTGTTACAGTGGTAACCACATGACAATAGTCTATAAAGTAAAAGGATATAATTTAACAACTTCAACACTTACCACAGTGTTAACAATTGATGCATCATCAAGAGCAATAGTTAAAGAAATAACTATTGCAAATGACACTAATTTTGCAAGTGAAATAGATTATTTTATTTATGATAGTTCTGAAGCTACAGCTTATAAATTTTACCACACCGCCGTATCTGGTGATTACACTGATAACGCAGTTAATAATACCTTAGTTTTAGAAGAAGGAGATAGTCTTAAATTTCAAGCAGATACTGCTAATGCTATTTCTGGACAAATATCTTATGCTTTGATAAATAGATCTCAACAAAATGGCTAGAAAAGTACAAACAGGTCACGGTACCTTTATTAAACATACTAATAAAAAAAGACCAGGACGACATAGTAAACGACCAAACAAAAGAAATAAAAGAAAACCATATAACGGACAAGGGAGAAAACAATGATGTTTTATATCTGGCATACATTAATCGTATTATTATTTGTAGCTTTTTCATTTTTTATGGGTTATAAATTAGGTAAAAGCAAATCAGATAAAAAAGAAGAAGTTAAACGTAAATGCCCAATGGGGTTTAATTGATATGGATGATGAAATTTTATTAACAGATCAACACATAAAAGAATACAGAATTATAGATGGTAAAGAAGTACCAGTTATAAAATGTCCTACAAAAATTACTTACAGAAATAAAGTAACTGGTGAGGTTTATGAATCGGCTGCTGAAGCAAATGCTGATGTAGCTAATCCTAACACACCAACTAAACAAGAACATATTGCACAAGACGTTGCAATAACTGTTGCTAACTTATCATTATTTGGTAAGACTAAATAATGGATCCTAGAGGCGGCACCGAACTTCAATTTGAGTTCTTGAGAAAACATGTAAGTAAAGAATTACTTGATCAATTTCAAATCTGTACATCTATTCCAGGTAAAGTTCCATTAGATCCAAATAAAATTAATATCCTTTGGCAAAAGAATTCCTACGATCAACCTAATCTACAAGATTTTTTTAAAGATAAATCAAGACACCATGAATATGATTGGTACGTATTTAATTCACATTGGAACTATGAAAAGTTTAGAATGGCTTTTGATATTCCAACAGAACGATGCACTGTTATTAAAAATGGTGTAGTAGATTTTAGACCAAGAATGGGAAAGTACATTAAAGGAGATCCAATAAAACTTATATTTCACCCAACACCTTGGAGAGGATTAAATGTAATTTTACTTGCAATGCAAATGATTAAAAATCCTTTGATTACTTTGGATGTATATTCTTCAACACAGGTTTATGGGGATGCTTTTAAACAAGCTAATGATGATGCTTATAAAGATTTATACGAACAAGCTAGATCATTACCTAATGTTAATTACATAGGTTATAAACCACATGAATATATTTTAGAAAACTTACATCAATATCATATTTTTGCATACCCAAGTATTTGGGAAGAAACATTTTGTATATCAGCACTAGAGGCAATGTCCGCTGGGCTTTATACAATCACTACTAATCTAGGTGCTTTATTTGAAACTTGTTCTGAATTTCCAATCTACATACCTTTTGAAAAAGATTATAAAAGATTAGCTGAGTCTTTTGCAGGTTCCATAGAAATAGCAGCATCACATTTACATGAAGACCACATTCATGAACATTTATTAATGCAAAAAAGATTTGTTAAATATTTTTACAATTGGAATAAACAAGGTCATCAATGGACACAGTTTTTAAAGGGAGCTTTAAATGCAAGACTCAAGTAAACCTCTATGGATTAAACCTAAAGAGAAAAAAGTAGACCAAGGTTATAAACCTTATAATATATTTTTAGCAACACCAGTTCATTCAGATGTATCTATTCATTATGCACAAGCATTACTAGAGTTTCAAAAGTATTGTTTTGAAAATAAAATTAAAACTACTTTTCAATTATTTAAATCATCTTTGATTACGCAGGGAAGAAATTTATGCGTTGGTGCTTTTATGGAGACAGGTCATACTCATTTATTATTTATTGATGCTGACATAGACTTTCAACCTAAATCAATTCAAGCAATGATCGATAAAGATAAAGATGTTATATCTGTTCCTTACCCAATGAAAACTTTTAATTGGGAAAAAATGTACTCGAATTTTAAAGAAGGAAAGATAAAAAACCCACAGGTATTATCAATGAATGG